ATCGGCATAGAACATCAAACGTTGCGTGGTTGGTGTTGCGGTGATTCAAGCGCTGGTCCTGATGCGGTAGAATTCGGTGAACGTTATAAAGCCCTCCAAAAGAAACAAGACGAAGAGTTAGAATCCACCAGAAGAAAGATTTTACAACTTACTGCCGGAACACTGTTGAATTATGCAACAGTCAAGTCATCGTCAAATGACCACGACGAAGTTAAGCTTTTAAAAGATATCCATAAGATGCTGGAAGAAACTTCTTCTCCACAGTCTAGTGTTACAAATATTTTTAATATTGGGGTCAAGAATACAGAGGATGCGCTTAATGAGTATCGTAAACTCCGCTTCGATAGCGGCTCTCGACGAGATACAAATGACGGAGGAGGAGTTTCAGAAGCTCTCCTTCGAAGGGCAGCTAAAGTACCTAAATATAATGCGAGCGGTAAACGGATTCCGAAAACAGTTTCGGGCCGCAAGCTATCAGCCAAACCCGAAACAGAAAGCGTTCCATCTAAGTAAAGCTCAGACTAGAGCTATATTTGGTGGAAACCGCAGCGGGAAAACAACGGCTGGTGGTTTAGAGTTTATATGGCATATCAGCGGTGTTTATCCAGATTGGTATCCGATGGATATGCGGTTAGATCATAAGAAGGTGAAGGGCCGTATTGTAGCTTCTGATTATATGCAGACGGTAGCCGGTGTGATTGTTCCGTTCCTTGAAGAGTGGTTGAATATGGACATGGTTGAGAGGAAGTTAAGGAATCCAATCGGTGTCTATACGAAATGGTTTATGAAGAATGGGAATCAGTTTGAGATCTTGACTCACGAACAAGATACAAAAAGTTTTGAAGGTTGGAAGGGCGACATTGCGTGGTTTGATGAACCGCCTCCAAGAGATAAATATATTTCTACGACTCGTGGTTTGATTGATGGTCATGGACGAGCGTGGCTGACGCTCACTCCTTTAAATCAGCCGTGGATATACGACGACATTTATAAGGCAAACGATAACCGTAATACTTTCGTTGTCACAATGTCGATGCGTGACAACGCTGTTCTTTCTGAAGACGCTATACGTCAGTTTGAGTTAAAACTGAATGATGATGAGAAACTCGCTCGCATGGAAGGTGCGTTCATGCACTTGACTGGACGAGTTTATAAGCAGTTTAAGAACGAAGTTCATATTTGTGAACCGTTCAAGATTCCTGCTCATTGGGTCCGTTATATGTGTGTGGACCCGCATCCTAGAAAGGCCACGGCTGTTGTCTGGTTGGCCGTGGATGATCAGGAGAATCATTATCTTTATGACGAGCTTTCGTTTGAGGGTGACGCCCAACAAATAGCTCACATGATTCATGCTCAGGAAGGAAACCTCACAGCGCATCAGAGGTTTATTGATCCTGCGATGGATAAAGATAACCAGTTATTCGGAGGAATGAATGTACGAAAAGAACTCGCTAAGTACGGAGTTTATTGTCAAAGGGCGAACAATGATTTTGATCTCGGATTCAACAGGATATGTGAATCCCTTAGACCGGTCTACTCGCAGTTATTGCGAAAAGAAGTTCCAAGACTTCGAGTATTCAATACGTGTACAAAAACTATATATGAATTTGAACACTATATGTGGTCCAACTATAAGCGAAATCCAGAGGAACATGGACCAAAAGAAAAAGTCAAAAAAGTCAACGACGACTTCATGGACTGTTTAAGGTATATCTATAATGCGGGTCCGCGCTTTTACGATGTTATGGGTAAGGATGAGGCTGACTCTGAAGTTGTTTATTCTGGAACTTATGCGAAGTATGCGACTAAACAAACTGACAGCGGAAGAGGATACTATGACCTTGTTGAGAGGAATGACTAATGCCATATGAAATTAAAGGAAACACTGTTGTAAAAAAGGATACTGGTAAAGTCGTAGGTCATTCTAAGAATCCAAAAAAATATATTAGAACTCTGAGAGCTGTTGAACATGGATGGAAGCCTTCAGAAAATAAACCAGCCGGAGCTAGTCACGCACGTGGATGAGTCTATTGATGTGAAGCCTTTAGTTGTGAATGATGACAAGATAGTGAAGTTTGTTGTCGCTGAATTTGAACGTTATGAAGGTCATTGGGCGGATCATTTCAGTGATATGGAAATTGATTATGACAACTGGATAGGTGTTCCGCCTAAGAGAGAATACGGATGGCAGAATCAAATTCATGTGCCTCTTACGTTTGAAGCTGAACAAACTATTACTCCAAGAATATTCACAGCATTATTTCCTAGTGACGCTCCTGTGGATTTACAAGCCGAAGGAGATACAGATCCGGAACAAGGGATTAAAATAAAACATTTAATTCAGCATTACTTTCGTGTATCGGATGTTCAAGGAGAAGCTATTCCAATGCTTCAGCAGAATACTCTTTATGGCACAGCGTACACAGAAAGCGGCTCATGGCTTGTAAAGCGCGGATGGCAGATGGATGAAGACGGTCACCGGTATTACACAATCATTGAATCACGTCCTGACAGTAAGCATGTTGATTTCTTTGAATTGTATCCTCATCCTAATAAACTCCGTGTGGATGATGGGCTTCCTTTAATTCGAAGGAGATTTATTGACAGTGAAGCTATGAAATCTCTTTTAGAGAATCCTTTCTTTAAATTTGAAAATATTGATACCGCTATTAAATCTGATATGCCTGTGCCGTTCTCATCCAATAATAATAACTGTCCTAAACATTACCTTCCTAAAAAGGGAGAGTGTTATGAGATGCTTGATTATTGGGGGCCGTATGATGATGAGATTTCTATTGGTGAGAGATTGATTCCTCGTAAACAGGTTCCGTATTGGATCATTGTAATCAATCGAAAGATAAAACTTCGCTGCACTCCTAATCCTTATAATCATCAGATACCGCCTTTTACCAAGAATAAATTGCATGAAAGTACAAAGCCTTCATGGTTCGGAGTAGGTATAGGGCGTATTGGCCGTCCTTCTCAGGAGCGTGTGAATAAGATAGTTAATAACCGTTTGGATAATGTGGATCTTATTTTAAATAAGATGGGGTTTTATAACGGCAATGATCCGCTGATTAATGTTAAAAAGCTTCAAGTTTCTAAGCCAGGTTTATGGCATAAGGTAGCGGATACTGTCTCATCCATTCGTTGGATGGAGACACCGGATGTAACGCAGAGTTCTTATTTAGAAGAAGAAAAGGCAAAGCAAGATTTTCGTGAAGTTACAGGTGCTACTGCTGCTCTTATGCCGTCTGATCAGGTTGGGGATCAACATCGCACAGCGATGGGAATTCAGATGCTTCAGGGTGCTGCTGGCATGAGATTTAGACCGGTGCTTCGTAAACTTGAAAGAGATTACATCCAACAGATCGCTATGTTCTTTTTTTCAAACTTAAACCAATTTATGACTAAAGATGAATGGGTGCAGGTAACAGGAGAACAAGGTGTTACAAAACCTGTACAAGTTACTCCTGAAGATATTCAAGCACGTGTCTTCTTTATTCCAACAGGTATTTCAGAAACTCTCAATAAAGAAATTCAAGTAGGTCAGCTATTAAGGTTCAAGGAGATCACGGCAAATGATCCAACAGTGAATCGGGCTGAACTGAATAAACGTATTGCTGAGCTTTTGGGATTCAAAGATATCTCGAAGCTCCTTGTCCCCCAAGCTCCAGGTCCTGTTGCCGCAGGTCCTGGAGAGCAGTTACCTCCTCAATCTCAAGAAATAATCCGCAGGAGAGTGGCTGAAGGTGCAAGTCCAGATGAAATTAAAAATGAAGTGCTTGGTCCTAGACCTATGGGGATGCAACAGCAATGAGACAGTTAAGTGTTATGCAGGCAAAAGAATTACAGTCGTCTGAAATGTGGCAAGGAGTTTTGGTTGAAATAGAAGATCGTATTAATACTTGTTACAAGCAGATGACTAATTGCCGTCCTGATGAGTTGATAAGGTATCAGGCGAAGCTACAAGTTTATCAAGAGGTCAAAGGCATCCTACAGGCTGTCATTGATCGTGAAGAGTAAGTCGGGTGTTGTGCCCGTTTCGGTTCACTCATCCCGTTTGATGAGTGCATAGAAGGAGAGCCTAATGGCTGACTCGAATAATGCGGGAGTAGTTGCCCCACCCGCGGGGGCTGCGAACGGAGCCGCAAGTGGTAGCTCTGCTGCGTCAGCTGGTACGAATAACCAGCAAATGGTTCCGATTACCGCACTCCATGAGGAGCGTGATAAACGGCAGGCATTGGCTGCTGAAGTGGAAGCTTTACGAGCTAAGGTAGATAGTATTACTACTGCCGCTCCAGCAGGTAATAATGATGAGTCTAAGGGCGGAGTAAGTAATTACAATGCTCCTGGACCATTTATAGAACAGCTTGACCAGCTTTGGAGAGATGACCCTAGAAGGGCCATGCAAACAGAGCTGATGATGGCTGTGAACTGGAGAGATCAAGTTGATTCTCAGGTGGATGACCAGATCGATGCGGCTTCTACGAAGTACAAGGACTTTAATGACCACCAGTCTGAAGTCCGAAAGTATGTTCGTAAACTTCCGGTTGAACAAAGGTCTAAACCTGGAATCATCGAGGCTGCCTACTTCATGGTGAAGGGGCGGAATGCTGATGCTTATGCAAAGATCGAAGCAGAAAGACTCCTGAAGAAAGCACAAGCAGGAGATGGAGCACAGTCAATTAACGCTGGAAGTTCCGGCGGTGGGGATGGAACTCAAGCAGGTGCAACTCTTACTAACGAAGAAAAGACAGCTGCGGCTGCGTTGGGTGTTTCAGAAGCGGAGTACCTTAAGTATAAAAAGAAATGAGTAGCATAATTAGTACGGCTACTGGATTGTCTAAAGCTGCGTTTCAAAGCAGCAAGCTTTTCTGCCCGTACTGTAATGGGACAAGATGGAAATTTGTAGAGAAAATCGGTCTTGCTCGTATACGATATCGCTGCAAAGATTGCCACAAGACCGTCCAGTATGACTACTCAGCTAATATGGGGCATCCGTATAAGGTATTCGGTAAGGGTGTTTGGAGACAGATCACAGACGCCCTGAAAAATGGAACCTCACCAAAGGAAATACTCCAGCAGCTAAGACGGCCCTCTTAGGGGGTCTATAAAAAGGAGTATTACAATGGCTAAGTGGCATTATGATTTAACTGGAGCGGAACCAATTAT